ATATGTATAATCATAATAATAAGTGGTATAGTCACGATAGATATTGTTTTGTAAAGCCTGTAAAAAAACAAGATTCTTATATTTATAAGAGAGGGAAAGAAGAGCCGTTGTTGGCTGAAATGGTTTATCCTAATAATTATTTACTATCTAAAGGAGTGAATCAAGGAAGTAAAATAATATTTAAACCAGAAAGTGAATATGAGTTTGAAGTTGATGGAGAAAAATTATATCGGATGTTTGATCATCAAATAACTATAATGGTATGAGTTCAGAAATATTAAAAGTACAGATTATAGAAGCGGGAAGAAAAGCAGTCGAACAGCTTATTAAGGTGGCTAAAGAAAATATTATTAAACCGGATCCAGAAGATGAGCTTGCTGCTGATAGGCTTAAAAATGCAGCCGCTACTAAAAAGTTAGCTATTTTTGATGCGTTTGAAATACTTAATAAGATAGATGCTGAACAAGAAAATATAAATATGTCAGCAAATAAAAGTAAAATAGATACAAAACAAGGCTTTGCAGAACGAAGATCAAAATAAAATATTTAGCAGTGTGCCTAACTATATTCCTTCAGGAATAGTTAAACGCAAGAACAGGTCTAAGACTTGGATATATGGCTATAATGAGAAGTATGATGTTGTAGTTATATCTAAATCTGGAAAAATCGGTGAGGTAGTGGAGATAAGTGGTTTGCATATAGCCTTACCATTGATAGAGGGAAGTGTTTATAAAAGATCAGAAACTAAAAGTAATCAGTATTGGGATCGAATGCAGTTACCTAGAGAGCTTTCTAGAATATCTTCTATATTCCAATGGAATGAAATGCCTGCGCCTTTTAAAGATAAATGGGTTGATTATATAGAAAGTGAATTTGATCGTAGAGATTTAGGGTATAGTTTTTATAATAATGGTAGTCCTACTTACATTACTGGAGCTCATTATATGTACTTGCAGTGGACTACAATCGATGTTGGCTATCCCGACTTTAGAGAAGCTAATAGAATATTTTTTATTTATTGGGAGGCATGTAAGGCTGACAAGAGATGTTTTGGTTTAGATTATCTTAAAATCAGACGGTCTGGATTTTCTTTTATGGGTTCTTCAGAGTGTGTAAACACAGGAACACTAGCGAAAGACTCAAGAGTAGGTATACTGTCTAAGACAGGTTCAGATGCAAAAAAAATGTTTACTGACAAAGTTGTTCCTATAGCTAATAGACTCCCTTTCTTTTTTAAACCTATCCAGGATGGAATGGATAAGCCAAAGACTGAGCTTGCTTTCAGAATACCAGCCTCAAAGATTACAAAAAAAAATATGTATGATGTTGCTGATGATGAGCTATACGGTTTAGATACCACTATTGACTGGAAGAATACAGACGAAAACTCTTATGATGGTGAAAAGCTCTTACTTTTAGTGCATGATGAATCAGGAAAATGGCTTAAACCAAATAATATTTTAAATAACTGGAGGGTTACGAAGACTTGTTTGAGGTTAGGAAGTAAGATTATTGGTAAGTGTATGATGGGATCTACTTCTAATGCTTTAGGAAAAGGTGGGGCTAACTTTAAAAAACTGTTTGAAGATTCAGATATTAATACTAGAAACTCTAATGGTCAAACTAAAAGCGGTATGTATTCTTTATTTATTCCAATGGAGTGGAACATGGAAGGATTTATAGATAGACATGGTATGCCTGTTTTTTATAAACCAAAAGAACCCGTGATAGGAGTGGATGGAGAAATGATTACTAACGGAGCTATAGATTATTGGCAAGCTGAAGTGGATTCTTTGAAGAAAGATCCCGATGCTTTAAATGAGTATTATAGACAATTTCCTCGAAGTGTGTCCCATGCCTTTAGAGATGAAAGTAAATCTTCTCTTTTCAACCTTACAAAAATATACCAACAGATTGATTACAATGACTCTTTGATTATGCCTCAGCATGTTACAACGGGTAAGTTTTATTGGAAAGACGGGGTTAAAGATACAGAGGTTATATTTACTCCTGATCCAAATGGAAGATTCAAAGTATCATGGACTCCTAATAAGTCGTTGACAAATAGAAAACAAACCAAAAATGGCAGTTATCATCCTATAAATGAACACATTGGAGCTTTTGGATGTGACTCATATGATATATCAGGAACTGTGGGTGGTCGAGGATCAAATGGGGCGTTGCATGGATTAACCAAGTTCAGCATGGAACAAGCTCCAAGTAATGAATTTTTCTTAGAGTATGTGGCTAGGCCTCAGACGGCGGAGATATTTTTTGAGGAAGTTCTTATGGCTTGTGTATATTATAGTATGCCTATTCTAATTGAGAACAACAAACCAAGGCTTTTGTATCATTTTAAAAATAGAGGATATAGAGGTTATTGCATGAATAGACCCGATAAACATTATAACAATCTTTCAAAAACAGAAAGAGAGTTAGGTGGTATCCCCAACACATCAGAGGATGTAAAACAATCTCATGCAGCAGCTATAGAGTCATATATAGAAAAGCATGTTGGATTAGACATGGAGTCTACTTATAGAGAGTCTAATAGTATGGGCACTTTATATTTTAATAGACTGTTAGAAGATTGGGCTAAGTTTGATATTAGTAATAGAACGAGATTTGATGCAAGTATTAGCTCAGGACTTGCCATTATGGCTAATCAAAAAGGCATTTATTTACCTAATAAAAAACAATCCAAAATAAGTCTTAACTTTGCAAGATATACTAATGATGGAATTTTAAGTGAATTAATTAGATGAAAGAGGTTAAAATAGACATTTCATCTGTGGGCTTTCCTAGTCAATATGTATCAGACGCAGAGAAAGCAACGGAACAATACGGACTACAAATTGGACAAGCCATACAATACGAATGGTTTAGAAAAGACTCTACAGGATGTAGATATTATTCTCAATGGCGAGACTTTAACAGACTAAGACTTTATGCTAGAGGGGAACAACCTATCAATAAATATAAAAACGAACTAGCTGTTGACGGTGATTTGTCTTATCTTAACTTAGACTGGACACCCGTTCCAATTATAGCCAAGTTTGTAGATATAGTAGTCAACGGAATGTCTGATAGGCTGTTTAAAGTAAAAGCCTACGCTCAAGACGCTTTATCGCAATCCAAAAGAAACAAGTATCAAGATATGATAGAAGGGCAAATGGCCGCTAAAGATGTCTTGCAAACTGTTCAAGAAAACACAGGCTTTGATCCTTTTATTATGAATCCGGATGAACTGCCAGCAAGCGACGAAGAGCTTTCTCTTTATATGAACTTAAATTACAAACCAGCGATAGAAATAGCAGAAGAAGAAGCAATCAATACCATCTTTGCTGAAAACCATTATGATGATATAAGAAAACGATTAGATTATGATATGATGGTTACAGGCATGGCTGTGGCTAAACATGAGTTCTTACCAGGCGCAGGAGTTACTGTCAAATACGTTGACCCTGCTAATGTTGTTTACAGCTACACAGAAGACCCTCATTTTAAAGATTGTTTCTATTGGGGCGAAATCAAAACAGTGCCAACCGCAGAGCTTATTAAAATAGACCCCACGCTAACAAGAGAGGATTTAGAAAAGATTGCACAATACAGCCAAAGCTGGTATGACTATTTTAACACAGCGCAGTATTATGAAAACGATATTTTTTATAGAGATACTTGCACGCTGATGTATTTTAACTACAAGACCACACAGAAGATGGTCTATAAAAAGAAAAAGCTTGACAACGGCGGAACTAAAATGATTCAGAAAGATGATACGTTTAATCCGCCAGATGAAATGCTAGAAGAAGGAAACTTTGAAAAAATAGAAAAAACTATAGATGTTTGGTATGATGGTGTAATGGTTATGGGCACTAACATATTACTAAAATGGGAGCTTTCGAAAAACATGGTTCGTCCTAAATCAAGCTCACAACACGCAATGCCTAATTATGTTGCAGTTGCTCCCCGTATGTATAAAGGTGTTATCGAGTCTTTAGTTAGAAGAATGATTCCTTTCGCAGATTTAATACAAGTTACACATCTAAAACTACAACAAGTCATCGCTAGAACTGTTCCAGATGGTGTGTACATAGACGCAGATGGTCTAAATGAAGTTGATTTAGGAACTGGGCAAGGATATAATCCAGAGGATGCGCTTCGTCTTTATTTTCAAACAGGTAGTGTTATCGGTAGAAGTTATACGCAAGAGGGAGAGTTTAATAACGCAAGAGTACCAATACAACAGCTAACATCAAATTCAGGCGCTTCTAAGACACAAATGCTCATAGCTAACTATAACCATTACTTAGACATGATGAGGGCTGTAACAGGCTTAAATGAAGCGAGAGATGGTTCTACACCAAATCCCGATGCTTTAGTAGGTGTTCAAAAACTTGCGGCTTTAAATTCCAACACTGCCACTAGACATATACTTGATGGAAGTTTATATATATACAGAACACTATCTGAAGCATTAACATATAGGGTTGCAGACATATTAGAGTATTCTGATTTCAAAGAAGATTTTATCAATAAAATTGGAAAATACAATGTCAGCATACTAAACGAGATAAGTGATTTGTATATTTATGACTTTGGTATTTTTATTGAGCTTTCTCCTGATGAGGAACAACAAGCTATGTTAGAGCAAAATATTCAAATGGCTTTATCTAAAGGAGATATAAATCTTGAAGATGCTATCGATATACGCGAAATACAAAATCTAAAATTAGCTAATCAGTTATTGAAAGTAAAAAGAAAATCTAAACAAGAGGCTGATGAAAAAAGAGAAATGCAAAAACAAGCCATGGTTGCTCAACAGCAACTACAAGCACAACAGCTTGCTGCGCAAACTGCAATGCAAAAAATAGAAGCTGAGGCTCAATCTAAAATGCAATACAAACAAGCCGAGATAGCTTTTGAAATAGAAAAAAATAAAAATGAAGCTCAACTCAAAGCTCAATTAATGCAACAAGAGTTTCAATACAACCTACAGCTTCAAGGTATAACACAAAATGCAATATCTGCTAGAGAAGATAGTAAAGAAAAAGCTAAAAGCGAAAGAATAAGCCAACAAAACACCGAGCAATCACAACTTATAACACAAAGAAAAAACAATCTTCCTCCAAAAAACTTTGAATCAAACGAGGATTCTTTAGATGGTTTTGACCTAGCGGAGTTCGAGCCAAGGTAGAAAAAGTGTGTTTAAATTTTGTTTAACTTTGTAAAAATTAAATCTAATGGAATTAAAAGTACGCGAGATGACTGAGCTAGAAAGCAAGTCAACTCAACAAATAGAAAAAGAACTGCTTGATAAACACGAGCAAGAAACACAAGAGTCTGAAGCTGACTCAACTGTAGAGGTTAAAGAAGCTGCGGCTGAAGAAAAGCCAAAAAAAAACATTGAGCAACCAGCGAGTGAGCCAGTTGCTGAAGAAGAAAAAATTAAAGAGGAGGAGATTCAAGCTGAGGTGAAGCCACCCGAGCTAGATGACACTCAGGTTCTTTCATATATTGAACAAAGATATGGTAAGCAAATAACTTCATTTGATGAACTTTTAGCTGAAAGAGAAAAAAGCGAAGAGTTACCAAAAGATGTCGCTGCTTACTTTAAGTATAAAAAAGAAACAGGAAGAGGAATTAACGACTATGTAAAACTACAAAGAGACTATTCCGATATGAATCCTGACTCTTTGCTAAGAGAGTATTATGCTATTACTGAAGAAGGTTTAGATTCAGAAGACATCGAGATGATGATGGATGATTTTAAATTTGATGAAGAGGTTGATGAACCAGCACAAATAAAAAAACTCAAACTAGCAAAGAAAAAAGAAATTGCTAAAGCTAAAAAGTTCTTTAGACAACAGCAGGAGCTGTACAAACAGCCTCTTGAGTCAAGGGAAAGTTCTGGCACTGCTTCAGAAGAGCTTCAAGCTTATAGGCAATATTTAAATGATGCTAAGACTCAACAAGAGGAGTCTGTAAAACGAAGTCAATGGTTTGTCCAAAAAAGCAATGAGCTTTTTAATCCTGATTTTAAAGGTTTTAAATTCAAGATAGACGAAACAGAACTAGTTTACACTCCGGGTAGCGTATCAGAATTAAAAAAAGCGCAAGAAACTCCAATGAATTTTGTGAATAAATTTTTGGATGATCAAGGGCTTTTAGTAGATGCTGAGGGTTATCATAGGTCATTAGCGATTGCTATGAATCCTGAAAAGTTTGCTCGATTTTTTTATGAGCAAGGTCAGTCTCAAGCAACAGACACTGTGATGCGTAAAACTAAAAATATTGATATGACAGAAAGAAGCGCACCGCAAGCTGTTAGTAAAGGCGGACTTCAGGTTAAAGCACTATCTCAGCCATCGAGCCGAGGATTAAGAATAAAAAGTATTAAAAAAAGTTAAATATAAAATATAAAAATTATGCCAGGACAAGTAAAATCCGTACCTAGTTTTGCGTTGACACCGAGTTCAGAAAGAACTCCGTCAACTGAAAACTACATAACGAATTTCGACTTTTTAAATCAGTATCTTCCTGATACTTATGAAAAGGAGTTTGAGCGTTATGGGAATAGAACTATCTCATCCTTCCTAAGAATGGTAGGAGCAGAGATGCCTACTAACTCTGACCTTATTAAATGGGCAGAGCAAGGTAGATTACACACTAAATATACATCTGTTGGTTCAGGGGCAGCTAATGCAGCTGATACAGGAACATTCAGAGTAAACGACACTTTAGACCCTACTGCTGCTGAACAAGTAGTAAGAGTTGGTCAAACTGTAGTTATTGTACAAAACGATGGCTCAGGTTTAAACAAAGCTGTTGTAACCGCAGTAAATAACGCGGGTGGCGGTAGAGGTGAGTTTACAGTTGCTTTTTATGAAGCAGGTGGATATGTTGGAAACACAGGTGGTACAGCTGCCGCTACAGACACTAACCTTACTGTGTTTATTTATGGATCAGAATTTAGAAAAGGAACTGCTGGAATGGTCGGTTCTTTAGAGTCTAACGACTTCATATTCGAAAACAAACCAATCATTATCAAAGATACTTATACAGTGTCTGGTTCTGATATGGCGCAAATCGGATGGGTAGAAATTACTACTGAAGATGGAGCGACTGGATATCTGTGGTATCTAAAATCTGAGCATGAAACAAGATTAAGATTTGATGATTATCTAGAAACAGCAATGATTGAAGCTGTACCTGCAGAGACTAACTCTGGTGCTGCTGCCGCTTTAGGTAGTTCAGGTGCTGCTGCTAATCCAGGTGCTGGTTCTGACGGTATCTTCTATTCAGTTTCTCAAAGAGGAAACATTTGGGATGGAGGTAACCCTACAACATTATCAGATTTCGACGCAATCATTAGTAGATTAGACAAGCAAGGAGCTATCGAGGAAAACGTATTGTTTATTGACAGACAGTTTACGTTTGATATCGATGATATGTTAGCTGCACAAAACTCTTATGGGTCTGGCGGTACTTCTTATGGTCTATTTGACAATGACGAAGAAATGGCTTTAAATCTAGGATTCTCTGGATTTAGAAGAGGTTATGACTTCTATAAAACAGATTGGAAATATCTAAACGATCCTACAATGAGAGGTGGTTTACCAACTGGAGCTGGATCAGGTCGTATCAACGGTCTATTGGTTCCTGCTGGTTCAACTAGTGTTTATGACCAAATTCTTGGTAAAAATGCTAAAAGACCATTCTTACATGTACGTTATAGAGCTTCTGAAACTGAAGATAGGCGTTACAAAACTTGGATTACTGGATCTGCTGGTGGTGCTGCTACTACAGACATAGATAATATGCAAGTTAATTTCTTATCTGAGAGAGCTGTTTGTACAATGGGTGCGAACAACTTCTTCTTATTTCAAGAATAATATTTAATTACAGAGAGGGGGAGAAATCCCCTTCTCTTATTTTTTAAAATTTAAATCGAATCAAATGAAATTACAAGTAAAAGACAGATCGTATAAACTTACGAGAGATAAAGCCCCTTTACAATATCGAATTGACCAAGGGCAAGGAAAAAGACCAATGCTTTATTGGGATGAAAAAAAAGGTGTGAACAGACCTATTAGGTACTCACCTAATCAAAAATCAATTTTTGTAGACGAGCAAGATGGACAAATAGTTAGAGAGCATATTTGGTTTTCTGATGGTTTTTTAAATGTTCCAAAAGAAAACACAATGCTTCAACAGTTCTTAGCTATACACCCAGCTAATGGTAAAGTCTTTGTTGAGATTAATAAAGAAAAAGATGCGGCTGAGAAAAACAAACAATTAGACCTACAAGTAGATGCGCTAATTGAAGCTAGAAACTTAAGTGTAGAGCAAATAGAAAACATGACTCGTGTGCTTTTTCAAAAAGACCCAAGGAAAACTTCTTTAGAGGAATTGAAAAGAGAAATATTAGTATTGGCTAAAAACCAACCCGAAGACTTTTTGAATTTGCTTAAAGACCCTACTTTAAAAATGAATGCCACCATTCAATCTTTTTTTGATAAAAAGCTTTTAAGTCTTAGAAATCAAGGAAAAGAAATATGGTTTAATACAGCTTCTAATAAAAAGAAACTTACAAATGTTCCTTACGGAGAAGACCCTTTGTATATGGCGGCTTCATTTTTTGAAAGTGATGATGGTATAGAATTATACAAACACCTTAAATCACTAGCTAAAAACGCATAGTAAAATGTTGTATCTTTGTTTTTTTAACACATAAATTTTTTTATTATGAACAAATATGCAAGTATCACCGTTGGAGGTGGAGTAGAGCAGTTCTCTGTAAAAGATGTAGCGTCTTGCTATTTAGATAGCGCAGATGATATTGTTATTGATTACAGTAATGGCTCTCAAAGTAAAATTGCGTCAGGCTCGGCTTTAGTACAAGCAGACGTAGACATCGTATTCGATGTTATCAAAAGTGCTCAACAACAGAAATGGACAAAAGTATTATATAGTATACCGGCATTGAGTCAAACGGTAAACGCTTTTACATTCACCTTTTAAATCTTAGAAATTATGAATAAATTTTTAGTAATTGGAAATTATGTTTTTGGCGGTGATGTATTATACGTTGGGTTAGTTACAAACAATATTGTTTTGAACTACCTCGACAAGCAATTGACTTTAGCAGGTTCAGGAAATATGACCGCCGCAGACAAAACGGCTATAGAATCTGCTCTTGTAAGTGTTTGGGGACAAGGCTATACTGACGCAACCATTGACGTAACTTTAAGTCAAGCGATAACAACGGTTTCATAAAACTCGTTTAGTCGATAATCTAACAAGAGGTCAAAATCAATGACCTCTTTTTTTTTGCGTATCTTTGTACAAACTGAAACGTAATGATAAACTCTGTAAGAAATACAGTATTAGCGATTATTAATAAAAACAATTACGGATATATATCGCCTGCGGATTTTAATCTGTTTGCTAAACAAGCACAACTTGATTTGTTTGACGAATATTTTGCTAATTATAATCAGCAAATAAATGAAGAAAACGCAAGAGTGTCAGGCACAGGTTATGCTGATATTAAAAAAAGTTACGAAGAAGTAATAGATACTTTTTCGGTTACCGCTACGCTTACACAGAGCTCAGGAAATATTTATACTTTACCCTCGGATTATTATATAATAAATAAAGTGTTATGTTCATCGGGCGTAACATTCAAAGGTCAAGCAGAGCGCGTTTCACAAAGTAAAATCACTTTACTTAACAACTCTTTGCTTACAGCGCCATCGGTAAATTTCCCAGCTTATACTCAACAAGCTAACCTAATAACTATTTTTCCTTCTACATTTAACGGAGCAAATGATATTGAAGCTCAATACATCAGATATCCTTTAGACCCAAAATGGACATTTAGTGTTATAAGTACAGGCGACCCTATATTTGACCAAAGTCAAGCAGACTATCAAGATTTTGAATTACCTAGAGATGACGCCAATAACTTGGTTGCTAAAATATTACAATACGCTGGTATAGAAATTAGAGAAGGAGATGTGTTTAAGTTTGGACAATTAGAAGAACAAATGCAAGATCAAAAACAATAATTATGGCATACATAGATCAGAAAAAATATTACACAAATGACGGAGCAACACCCAACGATGCAAATTGGGGTTCATATCAATATGTAACTTTAAAAGATGTGATTACCAACTTCTTGTTAATGTATGAAGGAAACCATCATTTAGTTAACAATGTGAACCGATATAAAATATTATTTCATGCCAAAAGGGGTATACAAGAATTAAACTACGATGCTTTTAAAATTATTAAATCTTTAGAGTTAACTGTCTACGATGATTTAAAATTTGTTCTGCCTTCTGATTTTGTTAATTGGGTAAAACTTTCTTTGTTTAGAGATAATGTAATTAGAGATTTAGTTGAAAACATACAAGTGCAATCAGCGACTTCTTTTGTACAATCTGGAAGTTCATCATTTACCTATGATTCTGATGACAACGTAAATACAAAAACTTCTAGCTTAGATACAGCAAGAACTAATGGGTCTTTAGAGAGTATATACTTAAACCAATTAAATGATGAAAACGCTAATCCAGGACTTAATAATTTTGATAGTGATATTTACAATTCTCGTATTGGAGCTCGTTATGGCTTAAATACTGAGACCGCTAATTTTAACCCAACTTTCACGATTGACAGAAAAGCTGGTGTAATTAATTTTGATTCGACTATGGCTAATCAACAATGTATACTTCAGTACATTTCAGATGGTATGGAAAACGGTAATGATGACAGTGTAAGTGTAAACAAAATGTTCGAAGAGTATATTTACGCTTATATTAAATACGCATTATTAAACAACAAATTTGGGGTGCAAGAATATATAGTAAACCGAGCTAGAAAAGATAAGTCAGCTTTGCTTAGAAACGCCAAAATTAGGATGAGTAATTTACACCCAAGCAGATTGTTAATGAATTTAAGAGGAGAAAATAAGTGGATAAAGTAAAATGGCTAGAACTCAACGAAATTTTGTAAAGGGACGAATGAACAAAGTTCTCGATGAGAGACTTGTTCCTAATGGAGAATATATAGATGCTTTAAATGTACGCCTTGGCTCAACCGAGGAATCAGAGATAGGCTCAATCGAAAAAGCTAAAGGTAATACTCAGTTGACTCGTTTGTTTTATCTTGACCCTGTTAGTAATACAAATGTTAATTTAAGCGACAGTGCTCGTTGCATAGGAGCCTATGATGATGGCGCTAACGAAACAATATATTGGTTTGTTCACGACCCTTCTTTTTCTTTAGGTAACACAGGTAAACTAGACATGATTGTATCTTTTAATACACTAACTACAGATATTGTATATCATATTGTAAGTATTGATGATGGGTCTGGAGTAAACACAACGCTAAATTTTAATCCAAAATTTTTAGTGACAGGTGTTAATCTTGAAGGAGACCTTCTTTTTTTTACTGATAATTTTAATCCACCCCGCGTAATAAATACTAAAAAACCCTTTGCTGAACCAAACACAGCTACATCAACCACTTCTAGTACAACAGCTTGGAGCTTTACAGCTGGTCAAACCACAGGTACAGGCGCTGAACAAATAGGTTTTCATCAAGGCACAACTATAGGTTGTCCTACTTCAATAAATGAAATGGGAGCTGGGGTTGCACCTACAACAACTCAGATTAATTTACCAGGCACAGGGTGTTACACTTTAGGCACTGGCGCTTTAAATCAAACCAAAGGGTATGGAATACAAGGAGTTAACAATGCTAGTGGTTTTGCTTTAACACAATTTATGACTACAACATCTGGTTCAAGCGCAGGGTCAAGCACCCTAGGTATTATTATGGCATCAGGAGCGGGTAATCCAGGGCAAGGTGTTTTATCTGGAACTATTACAGGTTCTGATGGAAGCAGTGGAACATTTTCATGCAACTACAATATGCCGCAGTTTTTTTTTACAGATGATAGCGGAGCAGCACAAAACCCTGAGGCCACTGGTTCATTGGTTTTAATAGGTTTAAGTTTAACAAACGGAGTTACTTATACATTAACATTATAAAATGGCGTACATAGATCAGTTTAGCGCAGAGTCTCTTTTGGTGATTAAAAAACCACCATCGGAATCTCCTACAATAAACTTAATTAATACAATAGGCGAAAGTACTTTTTTAGAAGATAGGTTTGTTTGTTTTGCTTACAGATATCAATATGCTAATGGCGAGTTCTCGGCAGTTTCTCAGTTTAGCGACCCTGCATTTGCAGCCGCTAGTTTTGGATTTACCCCTGTTTCCTTTTTAAATGAAGGAATGATAAATGACTTTAATGCCGTTGAGGTTACTGTTAATACAGGCGACTCTTTAGTAATGGGATTTGAAATATTGTTTAAAGAAATGCAAGACCCTACTATAAAAATAATTGAAAGGGTTGATAAGCTTGCCCAAGGAGTTGGCAACAATGATGATTTTACTCTTGTTTTTGATGGCTCAAAAATCTTTACCGTTTTACCTGAAAACGAAATACTTCGTTTATACGACAATGTGCCTTTAAAAGCACAAGCTCAAACAATTATGGGCAATAGGCTTGTCTATGGAAATTATATTGAAGGTTATGATTTAAAAGACCGGTTCAACAACGCCGTAAATTTTAATTATAGCGCAACATTAGACCAAGCCGAAGTAGAGCTTATTGATGTGCCATCTACTATAGGACAAGGATATTATACATACGGAGCAACGCAATCGGTAGATAACTCTATACTTACTATAGATTTGACAGGAATTGCATTAAATAAAGGGTCTAGGATTTCTTTTGAAATAGCTTTTATACACAGCTCTTTTTCAACTACAGCAGGTGTAGCCCCCACAAGCACTACGCCGTTTACTCAATTAAGTTTTAATTACATATTACAACAAGACTTTAGCGACGCTTATACTTTAGCCACTAGCGCAGATTTTGTGGCAAAAATTGGTAGCTCAACTAGCATACAAACTGTAACCAATTCTTGTAATGGTTTTACTTTTACTGATGAATTTAATTGTGTAATATCTAACTTAGGGTCTTTTGTAAAAACTGAAAGCGGAATAAGTGCAGGCGCCGAAGGGTTTCAAATCTATGCATATCCAACTGAAAATACCATTGGTCTACAGCTGTTAGCAATGAAATTTGTTGATAGCGCCAATACAACTTATGAATATTATAGGCTTAGCTCAGCAGACGTTCAGTATACAGGAACATCTAACAATTACAGCCTTCATAGCAATAGAGGGTATGAAATAGGTATAATCTACATGGATGATTTTAATCGTTCATCTACCGCTTTAGTTAGCCCTAACAATACTGTTTCAGTTCCTTGTTCGGGTTCTGAGTTTATTAATAAAATTCAAGTTAATATTCCAGGTGGACAAGCAGGGGGAGCGCCAGCTATGATTGCTCCGTTTTGGGCAAAAAGATTTAAATTTTGTATAAAGCCCGATAGAGACCTTTACGAAACTATCTACACTAATATATTTTTCCAAGCCAACGACACTAATGATGCTTTCTTTTTATTAGAAGGAGAAAACGCAAATAAAGTTCAAGCTGGTGACCGATTAATTGTAAAGTCGGACGCTAATGGAGTTAGAACTAACTGCACGATTGCCACAGTTTTAGAGAAAGAAACTAAAACCAAGGGTTTTATAACATTTCCTGATCCTTTAAACCCTAGCTCCGATTTAGATGCTCCCTCTGGGACTTACATGAAAATTAATCCTAACAATTTTTCTGTAGTAAACAACACTGATGCAGGAGGAAACTTTGTATTTAAAGGAACAGAAAGTAATTCCGTGAATAAAACAAATCATTTTCCTAAAATATTTTATTCAGTTAGTGTTCCCAACTCAGCAGGTTCAGGGGCAACTAGTTTTATTGATTACACTATACCTACAGGTAGTAGAGTAAAGATAACAATCAATATGAATAGGTCAGGGGGTGGAGCATCTGCGGCATGCCAAAATTTAAGATGGGAATTTGAGGAGGAAGTATTTGTTGCTGTAGACTATACAAATTTTAAAGAATTTTTTGACGGGGAAAACATATCAGCGCTAATTCAAGATAAATCTACATTTACTCAAGGCAGATCAGGGTCAACTACTACTTATAATGGCACTATAGTGTACAGTCAAAGCGGCTCTTCTGCTACTTCTATAAGCACCGCTAAACCTGTCTCTTCTGATTTAAGTCAGCAACATTTAAATTATTATTTTGAATTTTTTAAAAGCGACACTGGCGGTAACGCTACAGGAGAAACTTTTTTAGGAATATCTGGTGATAGAAGGTGTGCTGGTAGAGGCAGAAGCTCTTTAGAAGTTAACATTGAGGTTATAAGAGCAGACAATACAATAGTTTTTGAAACGCAACCACTAGATGCTTTGCCAGATGTTTGGTATGAAAATGATTTATCATTTAGCATCGATGCGCTAGGCCAACATTCAGGCTCAAGCCAAGACCAAATTATTGACTTTCAAAATGCAGGATTAAATACAGCACAAGACGCAATAATTGACACAGGTTTTTACAACTGTATTACATTTGGAAATGGTGTTGAGAGCTTTAAAATAAGAGATTCTGTTAATGGTAAAACATTAAACTTTGGTAATAGAACATTTACTACTTCTTCACAAATATACAAGCAAGCTCATAGGTTTGCTGATTTAACTTATAGTGGTGTATTTAATGATGAGTCCAATGTAAACAAACTAAATGAGTTTAATCTTGGTTTAGCTAATTTTAAAACTTTGGAAGATTCATTTGGCCCAGTTAGAAAATTACACGCTAGAAGAAATGACATACTAACATTACAAGAAGACAGAATATCATACGTCTTAGTAGGTAAAGATATTTTAACAGATGCGGGTGGAGGTGGAGCTTTAACCTCAGTGCCTACTGTATTAGGAAAACAAATAGCTAGACCTGAGGAATATGGTATAAGTAATAACCCTGAAAGCTTTGCCTCTTGGGGAGTAGACACTTTTTTTACAGATTCTAAAAGAGGGTCAGTTGTAAAAATTACAGGCGCTGATGTTGGAAACGACAGATTATCAATTATCTCAAAAGCTGGAATGAGGTCGTGGTTTAGAGATATGTTTATTAACTCTATATCCACTCAAAAGTTAGGAGGTTATGACCCTTATACAGATGAATTTGTTTTAGCCACAAACTCTGAAAATACTTTTGAATTTAACGAATGTATTCCTTGTGACACCACTCAGTTCATAGCTGTAAATCCTGGGGTTGCAACCGTGTTTTGTGTAGATGAAGGATTAGAAACTGGAACAGTTACTGTAAGTTATATTATTCCCGAGTCTGAAAGCGATAATATTATTTCTGAAGAAAACACTCCAAGCGGAGCGGGTCTTGTAAATGTAATAACAGAAACTGCTGATGTAGAGATTGTAACAGAAGCAACTAGCACAGCTGGCTCTGGCCCAGGATATGTAATAAATGCTTTTTACAATGGCGTGGTTTACACTAGTGGCATTGTTTATATCAGCGGCTCGTTTACTGTTCCTAAAAGCATAGCAGACATAAAAGAAATAACCATAGAGGTTTCCACTGTTAGCCAAGTTTCAGATAACATTGAAATCACTGTAAGCTGTCCTGCTCAAACTGATATTACATTATACAATATTGCAATTACAAGCAACTCTGATGCAACTAAACTAATTCACAATCAATACAGGTGGACAGATAATGTATCCAGCTCACCATTGCAATCAAATCAAGTTGTCTTCCAATCAAGCACAACTAATCCTATTGTATCACAATACCTAACAGTTAATGGTGCGCTAGGATCAAACGCTATACCTGATGAAGGAGCTCTTGTTTCGATTATAAGTAACAAAATAAATAATGATAATTATGATTTTGATACAGTATCAAATCGATTGATGTATTTAAGAAGCAGCACAGTCTATTCAAACACCTCAACAGATATAAATGCTTTGTTAGCTGCTGCCAACAACGCAACACCTATTGTTACCGATAATGACAGAAACTACGCTACATTTACCATGCCTAGTGGAACTTCTACTGATAAGCATTTATATTTAATTTGGGATTATAGAAATACAACTTCAATGAGTTTGTGTCAAGATACAACTTCATCGGTAAACGCTTGTTGTAATTGTAGCGCTCCTTCCCCTGTGGTTCCTTGTGGGGCAGTGGCATCTTACTCTGGAGGACAAAGCTATCCTGATACACAGACTATAACTCTAGGCGCAGGCACAGGAACGGTAACTCTTCAGTTTGAGGCCATCGATATACCCGATAGGTTTATAGTTGAGTTTGATGGCTCTATAGTTATTGACACTCAATATAGAGGCGACGGAACTAAAATCCCCCAATTAAATCAAACTTTAGTAAGTGATAATTTAACTGAACCCAATAACGGTGTATATACTGGGCACACTTACATAGGTGCTTCTACCGGTGCTGCTGACGCGCCTTTACCTTCAACGGGAGATGGAACTTTTTTTGTTGGCGGAAAAGGAACAGTAAGTTTTACCAAAAGCACAGCAACCACAACAGCAACATTAAAAGTTTATGGGCCTCTAGCTGGAACTAAATGGAGAGCAACCTTAAAATGTGCAACTTAAAATATAACATATGGCAACAAGACAACTATTTTATTTAGACGCGGCAACACTAGAAAATGCTACTGCTGTGTATACAGATGTTTCCCTTCAAACATTGGCTGCCGATGGATATTATTCAAATAACACAATATCTAGGCAACAACTAAATGGTTTGCTTCAAGTTCAAGAGACTTGTGCTAATTGTTCCGCTCCACCGACTCCACCGACTACTTATACTGTCACACAAAATATAAGTAACAACATAACAGGAGGTACAAGAGATGTAGATTATGTATTAGTTGGACAAGGATTTGATCCTGGAGTTCCTGAACCAGCTACTAAAACTGGGGCTGCGGGCACGCCGTATTTTTTTAGGATAGGCGTTTCTGTAATAAATTCAGCTAAAAGATTTAAAACCTCTAATCCTTTTGTTGCTAGTAACCCAAGTGGCAATATACCCGTGGGCGGAGACACTGTGGTTAATACATTGTCTGGTGAATTAGAAGACATTGTTACAACACCTCCTACTAAATTCTATTTTATATCACCTTGCTCTAACAATCAGTTTTTTACAACTGGCGGCTATATAGAAGCAACCGACGCTAACAAACCAACAGATAATCAAAGATTTGGCATTTCAGACCCTATAGATTACCCTGGTGTAAGTGATACTGGATTTTTTGACCCTGCTGCAAATGAGAACAACCCTATAAAAACTACCGTGTCCTCTAGTTTAATTCTAAACTCTACAGCTGGACAAAATCTTACAGTAGTGCCAACAAACGAAACAGGATGTCCCTCTGTGGTTGTTCCGCCTGTGGAGTACATATATCAACTTAGAAAATGCTCTGATCAAACTAACACTTATTATTTTAGAACAACACAGCCTTTGAATAACCTTGGTACAAGAGTAAGCCCAAATGGCACAGACATTTATATAACTGAACAATTAATAGATGACTCTCAACTTGCTGGCAAAAGCGAGCTTACAGGTATTCAAGCTATAGATGTTTTTGGTGTGCTTGAAAGCAGCCCTAGTTTTAGAGGTTATGCTATTGGATGCCCTGAGCCATATATTTTATTTGTTAGATGTGATGTTAGGTATTATAACTCCAACAATTCTCAATACACAAGCGCATTAGCGGTTTCGCCGCAGCCAGTAAGTTACTACCCTAATGGAGCAACTGGTTTATGGAGAAATTTTGTAGACAATGCCTGTTATGTGGTAGCGGGAACAACTGAAACCCCTCAGCTATACAACCAAGCTTATAGTATTACAAGGATAGGTGATGATGATGATTGTAACAGTTGTAGTAGCTCATCGCTTTACGGCCCAGCTGTTGACCCATTTAATACTAACTATGGGTATTATGGTACCTAAATAAATAGTATCTTTGATTTAATTAAATTAAATTAAATGGATTCTATTTTTGTTCAGATAGCAAGCTATCGTGACCCTGAACTAATACCAACTTTGGATGACTTAATTAGTAAGGCTAAATACCCTAATAATTTAAAGATATGTATAGCTCATCAATATTCTAAAAAAGATAAGTGGGATAGATTAACTAAATACAAAAAAGATTCTAAGTTTATTATTATAGATATACCACACAAAGAATCTTTAGGTGTTTGTTGGGCAAGAAATCAAATTCAGCAACATTACGATGGGGAAAAATACACCCTACAACTTGATTCGCACCATAGATTTGTTAGAGGTTGGGATGTAAAGTTGATTGCGATGATGGATTTTATAAAAAAAATAGGTCATCAAAAACCATTAATAACAACTTACCTTCCTTCTTACAACCCCAACAATGACCCAGATGACAGACAAACTATGCCTTGGGGTATGTCGTTTCATAAATTTTCACCCGAAGGCGTGGTGTTTTTTCTTCCATATCACATGAGTAAACTAACAGACAAACCTCTTCCAGCTAGATTTTACTCTGCTCATTTTGCTTTTACACTAGGAAAGTTTTGTAAGGAAGTTCCGCATGACCCTTTGCTTTATTTTCACGGAGAAGAAATAAGTATAGCGGCTCGAGCATTTACATGGGGGTATAGTTTATTTCATCCACATGAAGTTATTGCATGGCATGAATACACTCGAGAGGGTAGAACAAAACATTGGGATGACCACAAACAATGGACTGAACAAAACACAGGCTCTCTAAATCGAATGAAAATGCTTTTAGGAGTTGATGGAGCTCAATGCTCTGAGTGTGTGAAAAAAAATTTACAAGAGTATGGTTTTGGAGAAGAGGCTACTTTAGAAGACTTTCAGCGTCATATTGGTATTAGATTTAAAGACAGAGCCGTACAACAACCTACCATAGATAACAAGCTGCCTGGAACTTATAACTTTCCATATTTGACAAAAGTCAGATACATAATTGAATTTAATAGAGCTGAGTTAAATTACGATGACTATAGCTTTGTAGCTATAATATTTCAAGACGCTCAAGGAAAAGAAATTTATAGAGAAGATGTACACAAAGACGAAGTGGATAAGTGGTATAAAAAACATTTGATTCAAGTTGTAAGAGAGTACATTGGAATGCCTGCTTATAAATATGTTGTCTATCCTCACAGTGAATCCAAAGGGTGGGATGAACCAATAATAAGGTATTTGCAAGTGTAAATTTATAACATACTTAATAAAATTGTAAATTTGCATAATAATACAACACGATGAGTTTTAGAAATTGCGGAAATCCAGTTTTTGTAAATGATGGAGGTCTTACCACTTATAGGGGTAATGACGGTAATATTTATCAAGTAGCCGATACTGCTACTATCAATATAAATGGCACATTAAGTTTTAATGCAGCAGCTACTCCACAATTAAGAACTCAATGGACTACTGGCCCTGAATATGTTGAAGGAGCTGGTGTAATACTTGATAGCTTAGGTAACGAAATAGTAAAATTTTATCCGTATGGGGTAAATAATAAAGCTACTCAAAGCAACCCTACAGCTTTTACGCAACCCTCAAACCCTCCCTCTTCTTTAGTTTCAGGAGAGTACACAATATTAACATTTGTAACTAGATCATCTCTGTTTGGGGCTCAACCAAATACTTTTGGTAGTGCGCAAATATGCTTACAAGGATTGCTTACACCAGATGCAACTCCTGATCTTACATTTCCTGCTACTAGTCCGCCAACACCAACGCCAGCAACTCCTACACCAACGCCAACAGCTACAGCTGAGACTACAGCTTTACCCACACCAGTGCCTACCAATCCTGTGCCCGACCCACTCGCCCCCATACCAGATCAATACACACTAACTTATAGTGATGGTGCGCAAGGATGGCCATCCTTTTATTCTTACCACCCTGATTATATGTTAGGAATGAATAATTTCTTTTATACTTTTTCTGGCGGTAATCTGTATAGACACAACACAAACAATTCAAGAAACAATTTTTACAACCAACAATTTCCTGCTACAATTACAACAGTATTTAATGAAAGCCCTTTGGAAAATAAATTGTTTAAAAACATATCACTAGAATCAAACGGAAGTTGGACAAGCACTTTTTTAACTGACATGAACAATCAAGGTGCAGTTAACAGCACTTGGTTTGAACAAAAAGAAGGAGCGTATTATGCGGCTATAAAAAATACAGCGCAAGCCCCAACTGAACTAAAAGATTTTGTACTAAGATCTGTTAATGGTATAGGCAGAACCACAGGTTTTAATGTAGACAATCCGAGAATATTTAACTTTTCCGTTCCTATTGATTCTATAATTAGCATTGGCGACTACCTTTATTACGTTAATGAATACGACAATACACCCGCTCTTGCAGGTGTGATAACCGCAATATCTACATCTAGCATTACAGTTGATAGCACCATAAATGGCGCTACAAATCCCACCACTAATACACCTCTTATATTAGCATTTAAAAACACTTTAGCTGAATCACATGGTTTGCTAGGTCATTATTGCTTAACAACTCTACAGCATAACGGGCCTTTATCAGTTGAGCTTTTTGCTATCGAGTCTCAAGTTATGAAAAGCTTCCCTTAATTTTTAGTATCTTTGCTCTAGAATGGAATTTAATATTAGGCAGTTAGAAGCCACTGACTACGAAAACACACTAGTTGGTTGGTGGAAAGACTGGGAATGGGAGCCTCCTAGAAAAGATTTTTTACCAGACAATGGTGTTGGGGGGATGTTAGTATTAGACCATCAAACTCCTGTTTGCGCTGGATTTATTTATATGACAAACTCTAGCGTGGCATGGGTAGATTGGATTATATCCAATAAAAATTATAAAGGTAAAACAAATAGAAAAAAAGCTTTGCTTATGCTAATTGATGTTCTTACGGCAAGTTGTAAAAATAGCGGAGCTAATTATGTCTATGCTCTTATTAAACATCAAGGTTTACAAAAAATATATCAAGAGCTCGGTTATACCTTAGGTGATAAATATAATCAAGAAATGATAAAAATATTATAATATGGCAGTAGCAACATCTACAGCGCTTTTGATTGGAGCCGGTGTATCTGCAGCTGGCGCAGGTACTAGCTTTATCCAAGCAGGAAAAGCCAGAAGAGAAGCAAACAAGGCCGCTGAAAAAGCAGGGGAAGCTTTACAAGAGGCAAGAGACAAATTGCAAGTAAATTATTTAAAAGGACTTTCTATACAAAAAGAACCTTATGAGCTAGCTAGAGAAGCTGGTATATCAACAGGTGCTCAAATTGTACAAGCAGCTCAAGAGGGTGATCAAAGAGGCGCAGTTGCTGGAGCTAGTCGTGCAGCGTTAGCCGCACAACAAATGCAAAATCAAAACAGAATTGCTATGGGTCAAGAACTTCAAAGCCTACAAAGAGCCGCAGCTAATGAAGATAGAAATCTACAAAGACAACTGGTTGGATTAGACAAACAAGAAGTAATGGGTTTTCAAAATATGGCTGCTGACCAAAGGGCTAGACAAAGAGAGTTAAATCAAGCAGGGGCTCAAGGATTAGTCAGCGCAGGGATACAGGCAATGCAAGCTGTTCCTTTGTTTAGCGATAGTTCAGTACAATTTCCAACCGAAACAGTAGGAGACCAAATAGTTTCAACAAAACTAATAGACGATCCTAATTCTAGATTTTTTAGAACACCAAATGGTGTAGTTGATATAAGCCAACAGTTTCAAGCTAACATGCCTACTGTTGATATTACCCCTCTACCGTCCGTTAGTATCTTGCCTGATATAACTCCTCTTGACACTACTAATCCTAATTATTCGAAATAATAAATATGTCAACAGGATTTGGATATGTTAGAGATAGTAAGCCCAATATAATAAATTGGGCGGACATTGGTAAACAAATGTCTGATGCTATTAGTGCAGATCAAGCTGATAGACAAGCAAGAAAAGACGATATTAACAAAAAAGAAGCTGAGTACGCTAAAAGTCTTTTAGATCAACCACAAGGATCTTATGAAGAGGCTAATAGGTTTATATCTGACTTCTCGCAGCAAGCCTCCAAGCAAGCTCTTCGTGATTTACAAGATTTAAAAAGGGGAGCTATTTCAGAACAAGAATACTATCAAAGGCGAGCCAATTTAAAATCTGGAACAGAACTAATGTTTACTGCTGCAAAAAAATTTAATGAGAATTATGATGCTGCTTTAAAAGGTATACAAAATGGCGATCAAAGCGTATTGTTAGCGGACATAAAAGCTAAAATGGAGGGGTATTTGAATTTTGCCAAAAGTGGAGCGTATATAAATCCTTATACCGCGTCTGTTAATGTTTCTACTTTAGATGAAAATGGTGTTGTATCAGCTAAGTCTGGAGATTTTATGACCGCTTCTGAATTAGTTAAATTATCTACTGAGGGTTTTAAGAATTTTGAGCTAGACAAAACAATTAAAAACATATCAGATTCTGTAGGAAAAGTTACCATTCAAGATTCAAGTGGTCGTTTAGTTACTATAGCAAGTTTAGATAAGGATGACAGAGATGTTTTAAATAAAGAGATTGACGAGGCTTTAAACGACCAAGTGAGCTCAATAGTAGGGGGTGTAAATTCAAAAGTTGCAGCTAGTATACTTGCAGATCATAGTGGGGAAAATTACAATCTTGTTTTTGATATGGATAATACTGACCCAAACAAAATAGTTTATGACCCTCAAGGAAATGTGGTATTAACTGAAGAGCAACTAAACAAAGCTAAAGATATAGTTAAAACAAGACTCCTCGCTAGTTTTGATAGAACTATTAAAGAGCCCGTTAAAAAAGAGCCCGATGCAAGGGATAGAAAAGAAATTGCTGGCAGACAAGCAAGATTAGAAAACGTAAGATTTTTATCTTATCTGTATGATGGGACTGATGCTCAAAAACAATTAGCAAAAGATTATTATGTGGGCAACAAAGACAACGAAATACAAGACATAGATTTCACCGAAACAGGGTTTACAGTAACTTACACTGATAAGTCAGGATTAGACCCTATACCATATTCTTACACGACGACTGATTCGGAAGGTGTTAAAACTAATAAAGGTAAAAAAGATTTCATGGAATCTATAACAGGTATAACAGGTTTAGAAAACATAGCAAGCGAACTAAAATCTTTAAAGATTACTAATGAATCTAACACCCCTACTATTTTTATAAGGGAAGGCGATAGGAAAAAAACTGGAGGTTCATTTATAGAGACACAAATTGAATCAGGCGTATTTGGGCCTGATGTTTTAGATAGCGTGGATTTTGATCGTTTTTTTAGCACAAAATTTCCAGGTGCTAGAGCTGAGGATATGAGAGAGGCGGTCAATAAAATATTTGCAGTAACATCTCAGCTAAAACCAGAGATGACGCCTCAAATAAGTGTTCAAAAAAACCCTACAAGACTAGTTATTAGTGTTCCAAATCTTTTTCCAGAGGGCAAAGTTTTAAAAATAGGAACTACGAGTGGTGACGAAGCTGAGTTCAAAAATTTAATACCTCTAATATATGATGCCATTTCTTTAAACCAGCCTCTTCCTGAGTCGGTTTTACAAAAACTTGAATAATCATGGAGGATAAATACAAAACACCAGCGGGGAATATTTATAATGAATCTGAGTTGCGTGAGATGTACCCCAACGATTTTGACAATCTAGTCTCGCAAGGTATTTTTACAAAAGAAGATGAAACCATAATTCAATCAGAGACCGATGACTCGGTTGTTGATGTACAAGAAACAGTCTCAACACAAATTGAAGAGCCAACAGCTCCCACAGGCTCTATGACAGGGACATTAGATTTAAATCCTGAAGACCCCGAGGCAATAAAAAAGTTAATTGCTAACACTAAAACTTTAGCGTCTAATATAACTAGGATTCCTTTGTTGGCGCTCGAAGCATCTGTTCCAATTATTGGGCTAGTAGACCCTGAGTTTGAAAAAAGCTACAACAAACTTAGCCCAGAAAATAGAGAAAAGGTTTTAACCACTGCGGCTTCGACTAGTGGCGGAACAGTTGGAATAGCTGCCCCTTTAAATAAAATATCGAAAAATCTTCAACAAGAAGCTGACCAAATACAAGAAACAATAAAGCAATTTGAAACTGGAATAGGAGAGGATTTAATTTCTTTAAAACCAGCGCAGATAGCTCAAGGTGTGGGCAGGTTAGTTGATGAGGTTGTTGGCGCAATCCCTTCCTTGGTTTTAGCTTTTGCCCCTGGAGGTTTAGCTTTGATTGCTGGAGGAACAGCTGCTGGTAAAAGTAGAGAATTGCAACAAAAAGGAAAAGATTTAAATTTTCAGACTTTAGCAAACGCCGCTGGGTCTGGCCTAGCTGAAGCTATTTTTGAAAGATTCACAAGAAAGTTGGGCTTGGAAACATTTAAAAAACTCAAAGGAGTTCCTAAAGAAAAAGCTTTAACTACAATTAAAGATATATATAGGTCAGCATTAAAAGGCCTAGGTGTGGAGGGTAGCAGCGAAACCCTAACTTTATTAAGTCAAAAAAGTTTGGACGCTTTACTTTCTGATGACGCAAGAGCCTTTGAAAATATTTTTCAAGAATCTTTTGATACGTTTTTAGTTGGAGGAGCGGTGGGAGCACCTCTTTCTGGATTAGGCCCAGGTGTAAGAAGGGTAATTCAAAATAAACAAAAATCTAATATTAATAAAATTATAGATGAGTCTAAATACAATTCTTTAGTTGAGGCTTTTGAAATCGAAAAAGGTAATAAAACCATTGATCTATCTCAAGTTGAAGTAATTAAATCTCCAAACAGTAAAATTATAATAGAGGCTACTGTTGATGGGTTAGTAAAAAAAAATAAACTTACACAAAGCGAAGCTAATACTTTGCTTGATAATTTTAATAATTTAAGCGATAGGGTTGTAAGACAAGACAATATTAAGGATAACTTTTTACAAGCATATCCTGATATATCAGAACAAGATTTAAACGAACTAGTTCCTTTACAAGAAGAGTTAACTGAATTGCAAAACAATCCTGTAGACACACAGGTTAAAGAGCAAGAAGTAACTCAAAAAATAAATAATATAACTAATAAATACACAACAGATGCCATTCAAGAGTCAAGCGCAGAGGAGATACCTTTACCGCAACCACCCCAAGATAGCGGCTCAGTTCGAGAGGGAGACGCCGAGGGGACAGAAATTGCCGGAGAGGTTACACTCGAAAACCAAATCGATGAAACAACTGAACCAAACCAAGAGGTCGAAGTTGAGACTGAGGTTACAGAGACCCAGGTAATTGAGCCTACCACCGTAGAGCAGGTAAAAGAAACTTTAATTACTGAAGCTACTGAAAAAATTAGAAACCCTCAAAACGATGCAAGCGTAAGAAAAAAAGCTTTTACTGATTTAATAAATCAATCACAAAAACAAGGAAAGATTAGCTCTAAAGTTGCTAACTCTTTAATAAAACAAACTGCTAATTTGAATTTTAAGAACCCTGTTGTAGTAGAAAAACTTGTAAACAAAACTACTAAAGTGTTTGAAAAAGCGGCAGATCAAAAAAAACTTACTGATGCAGAACTTTTACGCAAACAGATAGCCAAACAAACTAAAGATCCTTCGGGTCGTCTTGATGTTACAGTAAAAGATAGCGCTAAAGGTTTTTTAAAAATTGACCCCTACGATGTAAGTGATGTACAAGAATACTTAGATGTGGGTAAAAATCTTTTAGACGGTTTAAAACCTACTACAAAAAAAAGCATTCAAGAAGGTAGAGTTGCTCCAGCGGTAGATGTTAAAGCGACAGATGAATATAATGCAAAAGAAATAGATTTAATCAACAAACAAAACGCACAATTAGAACAAGATGCTTTTGAGTTTTTAACAGGTACACCTGCAAGTGAGCTTAACTTAAAAGAGGTTAGAGATATTTTATACGATGAAAGCAGAGACGCAGTAGGAACTGAGCAAGCGATAAACCAGCAAATTAAAAACAAAATACAAGACAAAGCTAAAATAGTTAAAGATGCTACAAAAAAAGCGTTTGATTTGTACGCCGGTATAGTGGACAACCAACTTAAAACTGGGCGAGATATATTTAATACAGACCCTGAGACAGGAGAAGGGCAAAAAATTTCTTTAACACCCAAACAAAAACAAACCGCAAAGAGGTTCTTGGAGATGGACTTAAATTTACTTACAGAAGTAGAGTCTCTTCGAGCTCTTGATGCTTTGGTAAATTTTGCCACTAACTCTAATACCAGCGGAATGGCTAAAACTGTCAGCAACTATGCGGGTAGATTAAACTTAAAAAAAGCAATTAAAGATGGTTTAACTGCTCAAAAACTAAGCACAATCGCTCAGGAATGGGGCAAAAACATAGCCACATTTGGTTTGTTTACAGAGTTTATGTTTAATGGTAGACAAAACACAACAAAAATATTAAAGCTTTCTGGGTTATCAGATTTGTTTTTTAATACAAGTAAGTCAGAAAAGACTGCTCGAGATATAAAAGATGATTTTGTTAAAGAATTTAAAAAAAGCAAACCTAATAATGAAGCTTTTAATACAGAGTTTAATATTGTCGCTCGTGGAATGTTGGGGTTTGTTAGGAGAACTATTGATGGAACCGAAGCAAGTCAAGCGCAAGAGTTTAAACGAACTAAAAAACTTATAGAGGATTCATTTAAAAAATTAAAAAATCAAAATTCTCAAACCTTAAAACAAAAAGGACAGGTGTATGAGGATGTTTACAATAAAATATTAAAAGACGCAAACAATATTAATGAGGTTGAGTCTAAAGTAGATCCGCAAAACTTAGAAGCAGTAGAATGGGTTACAAACAAATGGTCAGAATATTATGACGACTTGCTAGAGGTGAATCAAGGGGTTTACAACAAAGGTTTAGATAAAGATATAAACTACACCACGCATGTGTATTCTGTTTTGCCGGACACAAAAAAAGACTTGGGTGAAATTGGCGACCCTATTTTAGAGGACAACAACACCCGCGCCAAAATATATGACAAAGAAACGGGTGTTTTAAAACCTATAACTCGCCCAAGTGGATTAGGTGAAAATCAATATGTAGATTTAAATTTTGATAACAAGCAAATGAAGTCATTGGAAAAAGCAATAATGGATATTAACACCGCTGAATCTATTCAGCAAGTAAAAGGTTTTTTTGAATCTCCAGAAGTTAATCAACTAATAGAAACAAAAAGCGATAGAGACTTGATGACTGACAGAATTAAAGAATTTGTTGCTAGAAAAAGAGGAATAGAGTTTACCGACCCAAGAACACAAAAATTAGCAAAAGGAGTAAATCGATTAGCAGCTTTTGCGGTAGGCCGTGTGCTTGGTAGTTTCGGTCAGGTTATAAAACAAACTGCGCCTGTTGCAAATACTTTAGTTACAGTTGGGGCAGAAAATACTTTAAGTGGAATCAACACTTTTGTAACTAGTAAAGATGCAAGAGACTGGTTAAAAAATTCAGGATATGCTATTGCTTTGAGAGGGATAGGATCTGAGGCTCAAATTGATTCTTTAAACAACCAATTAGAGAAAGCAGCAGAAAGCGCGCCAGCCAAAACATTAAAAGTTTTAGATAAATTACAAACCTTTTACTTAAAAGGACTAATAGCTTCTGATAAATTTACAGCAAACACATCTTGGCTAGGTTTTTATTTTAAAAGTTTAAAAGAGCAAGGTGTTGACCCATCTAGTATTGATTGGAAAACACATGAAGTAAACCGAAAAGCGGGTGACTATGCGCAGCAGATGGTTGATAGACAGCAAAACATATCAGACAGAGATTTAGCTGGTAAAATATATGGATCTAAAAGCCCTGGCACTAGAATTTTCACACAAATGGTGGCTCCTTTTTCAAACTTTTTGTTTAATTTAAAAACACGCTTATACTCTGACGTCAATACCGCATTTAACAAAACTTCCTCAAAAGAAGCTAAATCCGAGGCTTTGAAATCTCTGGGTGGTTTAGCTGCGGAAACAGCTTTATTTAACACATTTAGGATATTAACTTTATACGGATTAACCGACGCGGCAAGGTCTTTGTTACCTGGAGCAGAAGAAGAAAGTAAGGAGAAAAAAGAAAGAAGCTTTTCTAACCGTTTAAAAGGTATACGGACAAATGTAATTTCAGATTTAGTAAATCCTTTGTCGGGCACACCAGCAGATGATTTGTTTTTGCCCGCCGTAAATAATATGTACAAGTTTTTGTTTGATTCAAATAAAAACCTCGTTTATGATCCTAATGAAAGTAGAAATCTGTTTGATATTTTGGGTACTTTTGGAATTGGAGCCGAAAGAGTTTCATTACTTATTGAATACGCTAACTTATATAGAACTGGTAAGTTTGAAAAAGAAAGTTTTGGAACTAAAAAAGAATATAAATTAACTAAGGAACAAATAAATCAAATAAAAGACAACGGTAAATTGTATATCCTATATTTATTTGGCGCTTTACCCTCTGAAGTTGGATTTGCCGTGGAAAGAAACATAAAAAACATCAAAGACGCCGCGAGCAAATCTAAGAAAAAACCAACTTTAAAAGAAATTGAACGAATTAAAAGAACCAATCCAAAGCTTTGGGAAAAACAATACGGGCCTAATTCTTTGTATGCAAGAGAAAAAGAAAGAGAAAGGCAAAGGCGTAAAAGAAGAAACTAAAAGACTAAACTCCACACCAAATAAAGTATTATACTGTTAAGTATAAAAACTAAAAAAAATTCAAACCTAGGGTTTTTAAAATTAAACATTGTTATAAATCCATCATCACATTAAAGGCTGTATGCCCTCCTAATACCACCCCACATCCTAAAGCTTGTCGTTTAAAATTTTTTGCGTAAGCTGCCGCGTAGCTTTTAATATCGATACCACATCCGGTCTGCATTCCGAAGACACGAAACTTTTTACCGACAAACCATCTAGTGTAAGCTTCCGTGTGCGTGTGCCCACAGACACTGCTCATCATGTTGTTTTTTGCTTTCATCTGCGCTTGACCCCCTTCACCGTGTTCGTATAATACTTCATCATAAACTATATTCTCTACCCACTTCCATTTAGGTGTGCCTAATACTTCATTATAACTTTTAATCCATCTTTTAGGGATCTGAGATTCAAAGCCTTTACGCATCACCATACGGTCATGGTTGCCAATAGTTACATCCGCTTTTGGAAATACTTTATACCATTTACTAACTTCCTTTATAGCTAAGCTAAGCTCATCTCCCCCTCCAAGACCATCAGGATCTGTGGTATGAAATGAAGCGTAGTGGTTATCTATTATATCTCCTATGAATATTACTTGATTAAGATTCCATTTAACGTACACATCTTGACAGAACTCTAAATAATCTGGATGATTAAAAGGCGCATGTATATCTCCTACGATAAGCATCCTCCTTTCTTTTCGCATTAAGTATTCAAAAGCAGTTTTTCTTTTACCGGTGAGCCTAGGACGTATGGTATTATATTTCATCTTTTATCGATTCATTAATGGACTTTAATTTTTTAATCAAATCGTTGATTTCGGGCTGCAACAACCCATACTCTTTGTCCATTAAATGCTCGTAAATAGAAGAAACAGATTTGTGTAGGTCATCCATAACAAAGTTAATGTTCTGAACGCGCTTTCTTTCTAAGGGCTCTATACTCATAGTTATTAATAATTAACTAACAGTGTCTCCCCAAGGGTTTTGTCAATTTTTTTTATCAATCTATATATTCGTTTAGATATACTCTGTGCTTGCCTTTTTTCTTTGACACTTGATTCGGTTCCTAAATTTGGATAAATCATCGAGTCTATTTTTAGCAACTCATCAATCTTTTGTTTGTCCGACCAGGATTTAAAATTAACAATTTTGTCTATATCACTAACTGAATACTTCATATCTACAATTAATGAACATAAAGTTAACAATTATTTTTAACATTTTTTTTAACTCGCTCTAATTCACCCTTTAAATTTATTTTATCATTGAGTATTATTTTATAAAAGTCTTTTCTGTTTATAGATGGAAGCCCACGCATCTCCTTTAATTTGTTGCTAACAACTATATAAGAATTTAAAATTTTATTTTCGTTCCATAGTTCAAAACGATCAAATATTTTTAAGAGATGTAAAA